GGCCGGTGCCAGCTACGCCGTGGGCTTGCCACCCAGGGCCGCCATGACGGCGCCCAGCTGCTTCACCATTTCCAGCAGCGTGGCTTCGGAGACCGTCACGCCGGTCGGCGTCATGGCGCCGGCCATGGTGTTGGCTGAGTCGGTGATGGCCTTGGCCTGGGCCTGGCCGGCGGTGGCCACCGCCTGTTCGGCCGCGGCGCGGGCGGTCTGCGCGGCCGTGGAGTCCTGCGCGTTCTTGTCGGCCGCCGTGAAGCGGTCGCGGTCGCTCATTTCGCGCACGTAGGTGAGGTAGTTGGTCCACTGCGCGTCGGTGGCATTGGTGCCCGGCGTGGGCGGGGTGGCAGGGGTGGGAATGGTCCAGGTGGTCATGTGTGTCCGGCTATTCGCCGCTCGCTTCAAGGGGTAGGGTGTCCAGGGGCATGGGCCGGCTGGCCCAGTGCCGGGGGGCTTCGCCGTCGCGCCATTCGTGGGCGCTGAGCAGGGCCCAGCAGGTGGCCACCAGCAGGCTGGCGGCGTCTTGCAGGTCGACCTGGCCGGCGGTGGCATGCGCCGCCACCGCGCCGCACAGCGTGCCCATGCCAACGTGCAGCAGCACCCAGGCGGTCTTGTGGCGGCCGAACTGCAGCACGCTGAGGCGGCACACGGCGTAGACGTACAGCAGCGCCAGCGCCAGCAGGCCCGCGGCGGTGTTGACGGCAATGGCCATTACTTGCTTTCCTCCCGCGTGCCCAGGGCACGGTCGCGCAGTTGTGGAATGACCTTCATCACCGCGGCGATGAGGGGGTGAAAGAAGATGCCCACCGCGGCGGTGCACAGGGCCGCCGAGAGCAGCGAACCGTCGAGCCAGCGCATGGCTGCGAACCTGCCGCCGATGGCCGAGAGCACCACCGCCGACACGAACACCAGCGCGTGGCGCAGGCGGCTCATTTCCGGCGCGAAGCCTGCGCCCACCAGGCAGGCGAAGAAGCTGGGCACCAGGTGCGCCGGCTCCAGCCCGATTGCATTGAGTGCCGCCGCGCCCACGCCCACCCCCACGGCGGCAGCGCTGGCGGCTGTGAATTCAGCCATCACCCGACCCTTTCTTGAGCAGGAACACCGCCACCGCGATGCCCGCCAGACCAGAGACAAGCGACACCGGCAAGCCCGACCCTCTGTCGCACAGGAAATGCCGCCCATCTGCGTGGGCTGCGTAGAACACGCCGCAGCCGGCCGTGAGGCCGGCCATGAGCGCGCCGTAGCCGAATACCGCCCACGCGCGTGCACCCCGGCCCCAGGCCGCGCGGATGCACAGCGCGCCGGTGAAGGCGGCGGCTGCGATGTAGTAGGCCAGCGGCCCGTCGGCGAATAGCTGCCAGCCCATGTAGACCAGCAGCATGCCCACGAACCACCAGGTCATTCTTGCTGGGGCGGTCGCCATGGGCCGGGGCCGTCTTGCGTGCGCACGCGGTTGGCGGCGGCCGCCAGTGCGTTGGCCAGCCAGTCGCGCAGGGTCTTCAGCATGGGGCGTTTCCTTCGCTGGTGAGTTGCTCGAGCAGGGCGCGCGCGGCGGCCACTTCGGCGGCCGACATTTCGCGCCAGCCTTCGCGCCGCGGCAGCACGATGGCCACTTCGCCGAGCGCATAGTCCACGGCCACCAGGTCGACGCCCGGCAGTTCGGGCTTGGCCGCCAGGCGCACTTCGTGGCCGTTCAGGCGCGCCACGCCGCGCAGGCCCTGCCAGTAAAGGCGCGTGGGCAGAAGGTCGGCAATGCTCACTTCAGTTCCCACGTGTAGGTGAGCTGGGGGCCGCCGGTGGCGCGGCGCAGCCCCACGCCGGCCAGCGCGGCGCCCAGGGTGCAGCCGGCTGCGTCGACCACCATGTCTTTCTTGCTGGGCTTGGCGTCGTGCAGGTATTCCTTGCCCACGCCCACGGCCAGGCAGGCGGCGCCGGCGGCCAGCGGCCGGTCGGTGGCGAAGGTGAAGACGCCGGCCATGACCACGCTGCCGTAGAAGTGCAGTTTCTTGTCGGCGCCGCCCCAGGTGTCTTGGGCGGCGGCCTCCCCAATGGGAAGGATGGACAAGGCCGGCAGCAACGCGCACGCTGCGCCCATGTTGCGAATGCTGGCCGGGATGCTGCTGATGGCGGCGCTGCTGGGCTGCGGCGGCGGCGACGAAGACGAAGCGCCACCGCCGGAAGAGCACCCGAAGAAGACGGTAGACCCGCCGGCGTGCAAGGCTTCCGAAGTGGTGTGCGTTTCGCTCATCGCCTGATGACCTCCACCTTTGTGTACACGTCTTGCGGCGGCACGCTCGAATACGAAGGCGAGTGCGCGCTTGACTTGCCGGTGTAGCGAATGCCCACCACGTGCTGGCCCGCGCCCAGCGTGAAGTCGGCAGTCACCATGTAGGCTTCGTCGATCTCCATGCCGGACACCACGGTGCGCGTCCACGTGCGGCCGCCGTAGTCGGTGGCGTCGGTGTCCTTGTTGATGCCCACGAACGAATAGCCCTGTGCCGCGCTGCCGAAGGTGGTGGCCAGCCGGTATGTCACCGTCACCAGGCACTGGTAAGACCCGTCGAGCGTGAATTCGGCCGGTGAATACAGGCCGCTGGGGTCGTTCACGGTGATGCCCGTGTCCGACAGGATGGTGGCCGTGCTCTTGAAGCCGCTGCTGTCGGTGAACACCTGGGTGGCCGCGCCGGGCGCAATCTGTGGCGTGTCGATGAGTTCCGGCACCGCCACCTTGTGCCGCACCACCGCGCTCCACGCGCCGCGCACCAACGGCAGTTTCTGCACCGCACGCACCCGAAACAGGTAGTACCGGCCGGCCAGCAGGCCTGGAATCACGGCCTGCGTGGATGTGCCGGCTTCCACCCAGCTGGGCCAGGCGTCGCCGGCCGGCACGGTGTCTGCCGCCGGGGTGTACTGCACTTCGACTTCACCGCCCTGGCGCACGCTCTGGCCCGCGGCCGCGGTCCAGCTGACGGTGGTGCGGGTGAGCACGCTGCCGTCGATGACGGCGGTGGTGCCGCTGGTGACGGCCAGGCCGGCCAGTGCTTCCACTTCCCACGGTTCGCGCAGGCCGCTGTCGGGCGCGGGGTCGCGGCCGTCCAGGCTGGCGTCCACCGTGAAGAGCGCGGCGCTGATCTCGGCCGCCTGCACGCGGATGCAGTCGTCCGGCGCCCAGCGCCAGCCGATCACTTCGTAAAGCTTGGCGCTGATGGCGTGGCGGCTGGCCTGGTAGGTGAGGCTGAAGACGTCCAGCAGTTCGGCGTCCAATGCCTTCAGGCCGCAGCGCAGTTCTATGCGCTGGCCGGCCTGCGCCTGGCGGATGGCCATGCTGGCCAGGTGCTGCGCGTGGGCGATGTGGCTCACGCCGGGCAGCTGCATTTCGCGTTCGCGCTCGCCCTTGGCGGCAATGAGCGTGGCGTCTTCCACCGCCGGGAAGGGCAGCATCTGGTAGCGCTGGTCGGGGTCGACGCAGGTGCCGCTGATGCGGTTCCAGCGCTGCGGGCGGGCCACGCTTTGCGCGGCGCTGATGATGGGCTCGCCGTCGGGCGCGCCGCCGGCCTGCAGCTTTTCCACCAGCCAGATGTCGGTCATGGCGAAGGCGGTGGAAGCCAGGGTGCCGGCGCGCATGCGCAGCACGCCGCCGGCCCAGGCCAGCCGGCCCGCCATGGTGGCCAGGATGTCATCCATGGCCTGCAGGGGGTCGGCGTCTGTGGGAATGGTGATGCCGCAGCGGTAGCGCGGAAGCGTGACGGTGCTGTCTGCATTGCCGGTGAGCGCGCTGGCCGCCGGCGTGAACGTGGTGCCGCCCGGGTACTGGCAGGCGGCGTTCACCTGCACCAGGTCCATGTAGCCGCCGAAGTTCTGCGTGGCGTCGTTGCGGCGGCCCAGGAATGGCTTGCTGCCGCTGCTGCTGCCGTTCACCGCGCCGGTGGTGGCGGCCGCCGTGGCGCGCTGCACGCCGCCCACGTAAAGCCGCAGGGTGGCGCCTTCGCGCACCGCGGCCACGTGCTGCCAGGTGTTCACGGTGAGCGCGCTGCCCCAGCTGGCGGTGTACAGCGTGGCGCCGATGCCGACCTGGAAGCGCGTGTCGCCGCTGGTGTAGTCCAGTGCCCAGCTGGTGCCGCTGCCGCTGCCGTCGAACCTGAAGTCGAACAGGCTGCGGCGCGTGGCGTCCACGCTGGTGGGGTAGACCCACGCTTGCAGCGTGAAGTCGCTGGTGCCGAACAGCCATTCAGCGGCGGCGGTGTAGGACAGGGACTGCCCGGTGGCGTTCCACAGCCCGGCCGACGTGCCGGCCTTGGCCTGCGCGGTGCTGGTGGTGGTGCCGCTTACGGTGGCGGTGTGGGCGTAGGCGCTGACGTCGGTGAAGTTGCCTTCGAAGTTCAGGCCCAGCACCAGCGTGCTGTCGGGCTGGCTGAGCACGAACCCGGTGGACACGTCGCACGCGTTGGCGGCGGCCATCACGTCCGCCGTGTTGATCTCGGCCGCCGGCACGGCCCAGCCGTTGGCGTGGCGCGCGTAGTCGTAGGCCACCAGGGCGGGGTTTTCGCTCCACTCCCAGGTGCTGGCGGTGGCCAGGCGGTGGCTGCCGCTGCCGCCGGAGACGGTGCTGTCCTTGCGCGGGTCGTACAGCTTCTTGCCGCGGAACACGGCCGTCACGTTGGGGCGGCCGGTTGGGAAGACGTCGGTGTCGTAGACCAGGTCGACGATGGCCATGGCCACGCCGGCCGCCTTGTCGCTGGCGGTGATCTTGCCGGGGTATTCGGCCGCCAGCGCGCTGCCGATGTTCTGTGCCGCGGTGCCCAGGTAGCTGCGCACGCGGGCGCGCTTGGTGTCGTCGCCGTAGGTGTACACCACCACCGCGGTGGCCAGGGCCTGGCCGCCGGTGACGGTGGCGGTGGTGCCGACCACGCTGACGCTGGCGCTTCCTTCCACGCGGCTGCCGCCGGCGCCGGTGTACCAGGTGGCGACGATGGTGCCGGCCGTGGGCGTGAGGCTGAGCGTGATGGTGGCGTTGCCGCTGCCGTCCAGCGCGCCGCTGTCGCTGCCGGGTAGCTGGCGCGTGCTGCGGTAGGGGGCTTCGTTGACCCAGCCGCTGCCGTCCAGCGTGACGGCCTGGTCGTTGAGATACCAGCTTTCGAAGGCGTCTATCTCGTGGCCGGCGAAGCTGACGGCCAGGGTGAGGTTTTCGCTGTGGGTGCCGGTTTCCCAGTCGCGGCGCACGCCTTCCACCGCGCGCACGCGGCCATAGGCCAGAGTACGGGCCTGGCGCGGGTTGCGCTCGATCATCTCCAGCCGGTCGACCAGGCTGTCGTTGTAGGCCTGGATGGCGCGGCGGCGCGCCTTGTCGGCCTGGATGCGCTGGCGTTCGCCTTCCAGCACGCCGGCCAGGTACGCCCAGTTGCCGGTGTAGACGCCGACCAGGTAGCCGACGCCGATGCGCACCGCTCTGCCGAAACCCGCGCTCATGGCTGCTGGTGGTAGAAGCTGGCCGCCGGCCACACGCGGCCGGCACCGTCGGCCCGCATGTCCACGTCGAAGAAGGTGTCGCCGCTGTACAGGCGTTGCTGCGCGTCGTTGGTGTAGCGCAGCGGCTTCGGCCTGGCCGCCATGTCGGCCCGGTGTTCGGCGGTGAAGTGCACCAGCGCTTCGGCACCGTCTTGCCAGCCGGGAATGTCCAGCGCGCCGCTCCAGCGCAACTTGGCGTCGGCCACGCTGCCGGCGGTGAGAAGCACGCCGTTCTTGTCGCACACGGCGCCATACAGCTGCACGGCGCAGCCTTCCACGTCGCCCGCCAGGGCCAGGGCCAGTTCGGCGCTGGTGATGCCGGGGAAGCTGAAGCGCAGCCCGTTGCGGCTGTCGGTGCTGTCTTCGACCGGGGTGACTTCGACGTCGAGCCCGGTCCAGGTCTGGCTGCTCCATGTGCGGTCGATGCCGCCTTGCGCGTAGTACTGCGGCACGGTGAAGCCGATGGACAGCAGCGTGACCAGCTCAACTTCCGCGGTGCCGGCAATGGCCGCGTCCAGCAGCGCGCGGGCGTTGCTGTTCCAGGAAATCACACCACCACCTGGCGGAACGGAATGGCGATGCCGCCTTGCACCACCGCGGCGCCGTAGTCCAGGCCGATGCCTTCGTCTTCCAGTTGCCAGCAGCCGGTGGGGGCGGACCATTCCACCGCGGCGCTGCTGGACACGGCTTTCTGCAGCGGGTGGGCCAGCGTGACAGAACCGGCGCCGGCGTCGTCCAGCGTGGCGCCGGCATATCCGGTCTGCAGCAGGTTGCCACCGATGGACACGAAGTCGCCGGGCAGCAACGTGGCGGCGCCGGCGTAGGCGGTGGGCAGCGAAGCCTGTTCGAGCTGCACGCCCCAGCAGGCGATACTTTTGCCGGTGTTGCTGCCGTCTGGGTAGATGCGCACCCAGGCCGAGGTTTCCGCGGCGTCGAAGGCCACGTAGGCGCGAACGTAGCCGCTGGAGGTGGTGGTGAACGAGGCCGCAGACCCGGTGACCAGCGAACTGCCGGTCATGGTGGAACCGCTCCAGGTGAAGTTGGCCTGCGCCGACGTGGTGGTCTGGCGCACGTGCAGTTCGGTCTGTGCCGAGGTGTTGTTGGCCAGGTAGGCACTCAGCACGTAGCGGGTGCCGATGACCAGCGTGATGGGCTGGTAGATGAAGTCGTTGCCAGCGCTGTTGCTGGTGAGCTTTTCAGCGGTGACGGTGCCCAGCGGGTCGGTGTGGAAGTTGGCCGCCACCGTGACGCCGTTGTTCACCCAGGGGCTCTGGTCCAGCGTGGTGCCGCGGTTCAACAGGTTGGGGTAGGAACGCGCGCCGCTCAGGCTGATGCTGCGGGCACCGGCCGCCGCGCTGGCCGAAAGCACCGGCGTGCCGCCCAGCGTGCCGAGCCGGCGCACCGGCTGGTGCAGCGGCCCGAAGCGCACCAGGTCGCCGGTGCTGGCCACATGGGCCAGGAAGGCGGCACGTTTCTGCGCGTCGGCCCGGCTGGTGCAGGGCGCCAGGGTGAGGATGGCGGTGAACCGGTCGCTGCCGGCGCTGACGCTTTCGCGTTGGCCGGTGTAGAAGCCGCGCCACGCGCTCTTGGGCACGTCCAGGCCCGCCTGCACGCGGGCGGGCTTGAAGGCGGCGTCCGAAGGCCAGTCGATAGTGGCCATGCTCAGGCGGCCCGCATCTGCCGCGCGGCGTGCTGCGCCAGCGCGGCGTTGATGAGGCGGATGGTGTTTTCGCTGGCGTCGCCCTGCACGATGACCTGGAACGTGCTGCCGCCGAAGCTGCCCGCCGGCAGTACGGTGGCGTTCTGCTGCGGCACCACCATTTCAGGGCCCCGCTCGCCCACCAGGTAGGGCTGGCCGGCCTGCACCGGGCCGCCGGCGGCACGCGCGTTGCCACTGGTGCTGAGCCAGCTCCAGAAATCGCCCACGGCGCCGCCCACCTGGCCGGTCTTGCCGAAGCCTTCGCCGAACAGCCACTTGGCCAGTTGCGCGCTGGCGGCCTGGGCAATGAGGCGCTTGACCAGCTGGCCGAACAGGCGGTCGATCTTGTCGAACTTGCCTTCCAGCGCCTGCGCGGTGGCGTCGCCCAGCGCGTCTTCGATGTTGCGCGCCGCCTGCTTGGCGAATTCGTCGCTCTTGTCGCCAAGCTCCACGAACTTGGGGATGAGCGCGTCCATGCGTTCCTGCAGCACGCCCATGGCGCGTTCGTAGTCGCGCGGGCCGATGTCGCCGCGCTGGAACTGGCCGAAGACTTCGTCTTGCTTCAGGGCCAGTTCGTCGAACTTGGCGGCGGTGGATTCGGCCGACAGGGCCAGGGTATCCAGCACGGACTTGCGGCGTTCGGCGGCGGTGTCGTCGTTGACGCCGGCGAAGGGGTCCTTGGCCTTCAGCGCGTCAAGCAGGGTGGCCTGCGTGAGGATCTGCTTTTCCTGCGCCTTGGTGAGCTTGCCCAGCTTGCCCAGGCTGATGTCCAGCCGCGCCTGTTCGGCGGCGCTGAGGTCCAGCGTGGCGGCCTGCGCGTCTTGCAGGCGCTGGATGTACTTGTCGAATTCGCTGGTCTGGGCCTTCAGGGCGGGCGTGCTGTCGCCGATGGTGGGCGCCTTCACCGCCGGCGGGCTGACGAAGCCGCGGCCGCCGCCGGCGTCTTTCACGCGCAGGATGCGCGCTTCCAGGTCGTCGAGTTCCTTGCGCGCGCGCACGCCGTCTTCCTTGACGGCCACGCTGATGGCGGTGAAGCCCGACAGGTCGCCGCGCGCCAGCGCCGCCACCTGGGCGCCGATGGCGCCGATCTCGCGGCCGATGGCCTTGAACACGAATGCCACGTTGGCGCCCAGCACGGCCACGGCTTCGAACGCGGTGCGCACCAGGTCGGCCACGCCGGCAAAGCGTTCGGCCGCGCCGCCGCCGCTGCTGAAGGCTTCCTGCATGGCCAACACCGCGGGCAGCACCGCACTGGTGACGGCGCGGCCCAGGTCCAGCATGTTCTTCTTGCCGGCGGCCAGGTTGTTGCTGAAGGTCTCGGCCTGGCGCGCCTGTTCGGCGGTGACGGTGGCGTTGAGCTGGCCGGCTTCGGCCAGGTCTTTCAGGAAGGGGGCCACTTCGCGCAGGCTCTTGCCGAAGAGCACCTGCACGTCGCGCGCCTTGTTGCCGTCGTTGGCGAACTGGTCCAGGCCCTTGGCCACCTGCAGCAGGGCTTCGGCGGGGTCCAGCGTGCGCAGTTGCGAGGCCTCGAGGCCGATGCGCTTCAAGATCCCGTCGACCTGGTCGCCCTGCTGGGTGCTCTGCAGCGCCTTGTTCAGCTTGGTGAGGCTCTGCTCCACGCCTTCGAAGCTGGTGCCGGTGCGGGCGGCCACGTCTTCCAGCGCGGAGAGGTTTTCCACGCTGGCGCCGGTGGCGTCGGCCAGGTCGTTGAGGCGGTCGAGACCGCTGCTGACGCTGGACAGGAAGGCCGCGATGCCGCCCACCGACAGCGCGCCGGCAATGGAAGCGCCCAGCCCGCCGAAGCGGGTGGACAGGGCCGCCGCTTCTGACTCTGCGCCGGCCAGGCGGCCGCGCAGCGCGGCGAAGGGGCCGGCGGTTTCGTCGACGGCCTTCAGGCGGATGCGGGCGTCAGCCATGGCACTGCCCCTTCACTGCGCCCCGAAGATGGCGGCCAACTGCCCGGGCGAGCCTTCGCCCAGCGCCGGCGGCGGCGGGGCCCATGGGTCGGCGGGCATGAAGTCGCTGGCCTGCCAGGCGCGCTTGTCCTGCCGCTGCGAAGGGCCGTTCAGCAGCGCGGCCATGAGCTGCGCGTGGTGCAGCCGGTCCCACTGCGCGCCCACGCGTTCCATGGTCATCCAGACGCACCAGCGCGCGAATTCCTGCGCGCTGAAGGTCTCTGTGATGTGCCGGGTGCTGCATCCGAGGGTTCGGGCCAGGTCGTGCAGGGCGCGCAGTTCGGGCGCGCCCGCTAGGCTTTTTTTTCGTCGTCGGGGGCCTGGCCGCTCAGGCGGATGGCCACTTCCCACAGCGCGACGGCACGGTCGGGGTGGCGCGCGCCGAACGCGCGCCACTGCGCCACGCTGTACACGGGCAGGCCGTCTTCGGCCAGCACGCACACGGCCAGCAGGCGGGGCAGCATTTCGCCGCTGGTGCGTTCGGCGGCCTGCTCTTCGGTTTCGCCTTCCTGGGGCTGGCCCAGGCGGCGGCGCGCGGCGGTGAATTCCAGCATCTGCGGCATGTCCATGCCCTGCACGACCACGTCGCCACCGATTTCCGGCGCGGGTTCGGTGGAGCGCGGCAGGGCGATGGCGGCAATGCCGCTGCGGCTGACGACGGGCATGGGGGCGGCCCTTTCGTCAGGTGCTGTAGATGACCGGGCTGGCGCTGAAGGTCAGGTCCACCTGGCCGCGCAGCGTGCTGTCGCTGATGGTGGGCACGGGCTGCAGGCTCCAGTAGGCGTTGGCCACGAGCTTGTTGCCGTTGGGGAAGCTCAGGCGGAAGCCAGTGGCGGTGGCGGCGTCGGAAGCGCTCTGCACGGTGGCCACCCAGCCCAGCGCGTTGTCGTAGAAGTACGGCAGGCTCACCTGGATGGGGTTGCGCGTGGTGGGCACGCTCTTCTGCAGCACGTCGACCAGGGTGGTGATGTCGGCGAAGTTCTGGTCGCCGCCGCTGACGCCGAGTTCGCGCGTGAGCTGGCTGAGGTTGGTCCACGCGGTGATGCGCCGGATGGTGCCGGTGCCGCTGCCGGCGGGGAAGTTGGTGGTGCTGGTGGTGTTGATGCTTTCGAACGTGACGTCGTTCGTGGCCACCGTCTTGGCGCGCACGATGCGGCCGTTCAGGCGGTCCCAGCCGGAGGTGACCTCGAGGTAGTCGCCCACGACGACGCCGTGGGCGGCCGCGAGCGTGGCCACGGCTTCGCTGGCGTTGGTGATGGCGGTCATGTTGACCGCTGTGCCGTAGGTGGACGCGATGGCGCCTACGGTGCCGACTGCAAGGGTGACGGCCATGGTGCTGGGCTCCTGTCAGCTGGAAAGCAGGGTTTCAGGGGCAGCCGGGTGCACGAAGAACGTGGCCCGAAGCTGCAGGGTGATCTGGCCCACGGCGGCTTCGCCTTCGGTGGCCTGCTGGCGGCTGATGCCGGACAGTTCCAGGCCATAGGGCGGCGTGGCGGCGAACAGCAGCGCCAGGCCGGCGGACGCCAGCGCGTGCATGGCGTCGTCCAGGTCGGCCACGCTGCGGGTGGTGTACTGGACGTCGACGCTCAGGTCGTGCTGGTTGGCACCGTCGATGTGCGTGGGCGTGCACACTTCGTCGACCGCGAACACGCGGCAGGCTGGCAGTTCGGCTTCGCTCCACGGCCACGCGCGGCTGGTGGCCACGTGGCCGGACAGCGCGGGCTGCGGCGCCACGCGCGCGGCGAGCGCGTCGACCACCTGGGCGGCTGCGAGGGCCATGCGTTCAGGCCCGGGTGACGACCAAGCGCGTGAGGGCGCCGTCGGGCGGTTCCTTCAGCACCTGGCGCACGGTGTAGGTGGTGGCGTTGGCCACCAGGGTCT